GTATTTGCAAGGGCTATCGTATGCAGTAGTTAGATGTTCATAAAGTTCTATATTTATAAAATTATTAAGCTCTAAATAGTCAAAATTTTAATATGGCTAATAATCAGTCGGTCCACCACGAGCTTCAATGACCGCTTCGATTCTGCGAGGCATGCTATCCACCAAATTTGTTAAGATATCAACCGGCAAGGCTGCCCAGCCCTCTTGGAGGCAAGCAAACAATTGATCCTTGGTGTTACAGACCCGGTCTTTGAGGCGCTCGTCCAAAATGCTCCAAAGGTTCTAATTCGCTCCCCATTTCGTTCGTGATGGGCAGAAGTTTACTTGTTAAGAGCTGCGCGTTAACATAAAAAGAGTCGTTGCGTGGTACCAAAACCCAAAGAGAAACGTTTTAGATATCGAGTTAGCGAAAGAGTATAGAGACACGACATTGGAACTTTTCGGTAATAAGACAAAGATAATGGGGAAGATTAGCAAGAATAAGTTCGTATTAGAGAACATTCATGAACTAGTCAATCTGATCTGTATGAAAGTCAATTTTGTGAAGTATTTGATTGGTTGTGACGATTATAGAATACTTCAACTTCGTGATACAGAAGACCGCTAATTGTGGTACTATTTTCATGAAATTGCATGTAAATTATAATGATATCATAGCTTCGTAGTGATTTATTCTAAAGCACAACGACAACGACAACAACGACATGATACAGTAAAAAAATAGCAAAACCTAGAACACTCATCGCCGTCGAACAAACGAAATGCTTTCAAGAGCAGCCGCTTTTCTCTTACGCGATACTTTTGGCTCTTTTGTCTTTGTATTCTTGACCTCCAATTCGCCTCGCAAAATGAGCTCCAAATCTCTGCGCATGGTGTCTGAGACACGGAAGAGCAGTTGTTTCTTCTCCACGTGAAAGATACCCTTTGAAAGCGTCTTAAACTTGCACAAATTTCCTCGAACCTCCGTCACCTCCCCTTTTAAGTTTGCAGAAACATGTTTCACTAGAGAACCTCTCTGGATTCCTCTGCGCTTCAGCTCCGTCCAATGTGTATCGATCTTCTCAAAAGTCGATCGGCGGACGCAAGAATAGTAGCCCCCTGGATCTGCGAGAGCTTCAATTCCTTCGTTGTTCTCCACAGCTCTTGCATGTTGATCTTTTCCTGCATGGACGACGCTGCGGATGTTACTGAAAGCACCGGGGTAGTCCCAGTAGGAAACTTTGATATTCTTGGCTCTCGAAGTCATCCGATCGGCTCGACCAATCGCTTGATGCTCGTCGACAGAATGAAAAGAAGTGCTGAGGAAGATAATATGCGTCGCGATCTGCAAATTCAACCCCACGCCGCCCGCTTTCTTCGTCATCAAGAGAATCTTGATTTCGCCGCTCAAAAATTTCTCAATCGTCTCATCTTTCTGTTCTCGAGAGAGCGAACCAGTGTACAGAGCTACGTCATTTCGCCCGGCGTCTTCTTTTAAGTGGAAAAGCAGAACTTGAAGTCCTGTCTCATAATCATCAAAAACGAGAATCGGCGTTTGCGGATTCTCCCTTTTCACGAAATCGACGAAATGGATGATTTTCCCCGTTAAAGGCGCGCGTTGCAGAGTGTTCTGTTTCCGCTCCGGATGCAAATCCAATTTCTTCACAATCTCATGAATGAACGCGTAGGACTCCACCATTTGCAAGTTGCGCAGCGATCGCCAGTAGTTTTGAAGTTTCTGTTGATAGAGAGGATGACCCTCTGGGACAGAATGAAGTTCTTGGTAGGTAAGTTCGAAGTAGCTCATGGCCGATTTATACTTCTCTTCTTCCGCTGGCGTCATCGTCAAGTACACCCAGGAATATATCTTCGGAATCGTGCGTATTTGCAAAGATTCGCGAGTAATCACTTCGACGTATCGCTTGGCGATCTCTTGTGTAAGGTGCTGACGAGAGAGGGATTTTGTCAAGGTTAACATTTCATATCCTTTTTGATCCACTTGTTTCAGCAAATTCGGCAAATCGTCATGCGCATTTGCGGTCACCAGAGTTCCAGTCAGTCCGAGTTTGATACAAGCCACTTTCAAAAGACTTAGGTACATCTTCGCATTCGGATTGCGAATACGATGAATCTCGTCGATGATGCAGAAGGTCCAAGATACGTCGCTGAGTATTCTGTCGTCCGAATAGTACGTCTCGATGGTCGTCATGCAAATTTTTATCTCGGAATCTGATTTCAAGAGATTTTTAAGGAGGAGAATCCGGTCCTGTTTCTTGCCATGGTAGATAGTGGAGGTCCATGGACGATCTTGCAAAATGAGATTCAATTCTTTCAACCACTGCGATATGACGCTCTGTGGAACCAGTATGAGCGCTGTACAAGTGTCATAACTCGCAATAACTCTCGATGCCGTTTGAGTCTTGCCGGAACCGACGGGCGCCGACAAAATTACACCTTGGCCACTTCGCAACTTAGCACTTAGTTTCTCTGAGACTTCGACTTGCTTCGCGGTAATCACATCAAAATTAGTTTCCATCACAGAATGAATTTATGAGCTACAGATAAGCGGAAAACTATTTTCATCGCGCAAATTACCTAATGCAACAAAAGATAGAGAGGTAATAAAAAACTGATGAATAAGAGAGATGTGAAGTTCCCCTTGATGAAATAATAAGGTACGGTAGCGATTTTAAAATTATTTCTTTCGAAATGAACGGCAGTGTCCCCACATTCGTCACCGCTTTCCCTCGCGATTCGAGCAGAGGTATACGTAACTTTTCCGGTTATGATGTCGACGTGATCAAACTTTCTGCACTCCTTGCTATCTCCGATGAAATGCTTACAATCTCTACATATCTTTTTTGAAGGAATTACAGAAGCATGAACTTTCGAAAACAATATTCCGAACACACAGAGATGAAACAATTTCATTCTTACCCTATTCCTAAACTATATTGAAGACCGATTTTCTTATATTAGAAAGCTTCATCATAGGATTATTATGTCTCTAATATAGTGCAATTATTAATGATTCTTCTCAGCAATTAATAAACAGCTCATGGCTTCTAACAAAGGAGTACAAGCGGAAAAAAACTATAGCTCGTATATACTTAGTTAAAAAAAACAAACTCTTATTTTAGTTGAAGAACACATACTGTCATCTACTCTTTTTTTTGTTATATTTTTTTGGGTAGATATGAATATGCAAAAAAATCTTTTTTCCTGGGTTTGATTCCTGGGTTCATAGACACATAATATGTAAGCGTAATATATTTTCTCATATTCTACAATCAATAATTCTATTTTTTTCCCATTATTATTTGTTTTTATGTAACGTAATATGCTGTATGATTTTAATATTTCAATATTCCATTAGAGACGGAAGATTTGATTGAAACTACATGTTTTTGAATATAGATATTTTTTTTGACAGAAATCGGAATTTTAAGTAACTAGGTGGTGCTTCAAAATGTACTCATGGTAATTATATATTTTATTTACAAAATATCGCCTTAATTTTGTGAAAGAAACTAGCCCAATGTACGAATATGTAATACAAGCGATTGCGAAAGACGAAGGTCATATAATAAACGAATGGATAGTTCATCATTTACTTATCGGATTTGAACATATTTACATTTATGATGACAATAGCTATGTACCCATAAGGGAAACAATAAAACAAATACGTGAAGATATGAGAGAAAAAGTTACCGTATATGATATAACATTTGATTTTTATCGAGAAAATGAGGTGATGGAGTCAGAATTTAAAGATGTTTATATTCATTCAGATTTTAAAGATAATAAACAACTCTTCATCATCGACTATTTTATTCAAAAACATCAGCACTTCCTAAAATGGTGTGCATTCATCGATATTGATGAATTTTTCTATCTAAGGGAGGATTTCACGATTGGTAATTTACTGAAATCTTTTGATAAAGTGAAGTGCCTAGCTGTACCTTGGTTGATGTATGGGACATCGTTTCAAATTCAAAATAGCGATAGATATCTCATAATGGATGAGAATACGCTACATAGTCCCAATTACAGTTCGATTAATAAATGTTTTCTAAATTTTCAGAATGTTAGTATATCTTCGAAATCATTTATTAAAGAAGACGACAGTGAACGTTTTAAGATATGCGGAATTCACATGTTGATACCTACAGAGCAAGTTTACTTTCTTAACTGCTCTGAAAAAATATTTGATCTACCTATTCACCTAAATCATTACTCGATGACAAGTGTAAAACAATTTCTCTCTAAAAAAACTAGGCCAGAAGTTGGTCACAGTCATGGTAAAATGAGAGATGCCGAGCAAATCTTGCAAATACTTTTTGAAAATGATTATAATACAGTCCATACTGTTTCTAAATATGTCAGACGTGTTGCTCAAGTATTAGGAAAAGATCTAAAACTATCATGGATCGATATAAGTGATATTTCCTCAGTCTTGTGCCACAAATCAAAACTCGTCCATTTAAGACAAAACGACATTACATACAGCATTTTTGAAGAGCTTTTACAGGATGAAGAACTCAGGTTTTATAATTGGAAAGAAATATTACCCGAGAATTTCGATGTCAACGTTTGTAAATTGTGCCAACCATTTGTAAGAGAGTTTTCTGATTTTCGAGCAAAAGAATTTTATATCGTCTATGGAAGGCATGAAAATTGGCTCATTGATAAATCAATATCTCTGCCTCCAGATTTCGTCCCAGAAATATATATGGAAATGCATCCTGATCTACAGCATTTTGACAATTTTGAAGCTGCCGCTCATTATTTATATCATGGAAAGGATGAAAATCGTCAATATAAGTAACTAACAGGTATTTTTTGAATTTTTCTCAAGAAATGTCGCTAAAAGCATGTTCCCATGGTCAAACAAGAACTCCAAGAAAGAATTCGGATCTGGTAGAGTTAGTACAGAACTACAAATAAGATATTTTTGCAAAACGTTTCTCACATCTGCAACTGCACCATATTCGACAAGAAGTCTGGCTTTCCTTTCCTGCCTTTTTGCGATAGCGAGTTGCAAGAAATTCTCTTCTATTGGACAAGAAATTTCCTTCATGTCTTTGCATTGAGACAAAATCATCTCCAGAATTCTCTCGGTTCCTTGGCAAATGTATGCAGTTAGGATCCACGATAGAGACAAAGGATGATTTTTCATCAAATAAGCGACGAGAGTAGTATCCCCATTAAATTGTTTTTTGAGGAAATACTCGATTAACTCTTCGTTTCTGGTACTTTTATCGCTCATGACGACCGTTTCATTCTCGGTCGCATCATCATTCCCTCTATATGAGATAGCAAAAAGAAACTCAGATATTTCGTAGGGTAAATTTACAGACGAAATGCGCATTTGGATGAGTGTATCAAGAAGTTCAAATCTTTTTTGTTTTTCAAGATAATCACAGTGCATGGCGACGCTAAACAGAGTTTCTTTTGTTACTAGTGCTTCAGTCGTGTTCGTCGCCACAAGATCTAGGAATTCTTCGAGATGAGAAAAATTTTGACAAACCAAGCTGCAAATGCCGAGATTGATGTATTTGCAAAGACCTTCGATACAAGTGTGTCTTATTAAAAGTTTCACTACATGAAAACGTCGGGTTCGCAGCGAGAAAATAAACGCCTCTATGCAGTACCAGTCAAAGGACATGAGTTTACGCAGACAAATAAAATCGTCCGTTTCTATTGCACGTATGAATTCGTTGAATTCTGAGGGGTGCTTCTCTTTCCTAATCGCTCCATTCTCTGGTGATGAAAAATCTTTGAATTCATGACAAAAAGAGTATATATTATGTGTTTGCTTTTCATTCTTTCAATTAATATACTTGCGTCACAATTTCATCATTTTTTCAAGATGAGTAATAATATTTTGGAGATAATTCGTGAATCTTTCGATGAAAAAGCACAAACGGTAACAATCTCTTCGAATCAGATTTGTGCTTCAGAGTCCTTCGCGAAGTTTCTCACGTGTTGTTTATGCATAAGCAACTTGGTATACAAAGGAAAGCGGTGTGATAGTTGTGATTTTCATGCCTGTCGTCCTTGTTACAACTCACTTCGTGAATTCGTGTACGGTGAGAAGATTACATGCCCAACATGCAGAGATAAAAATGGAATAAAACCAGATCCATTGAGTAGACCCGTACTCCTCGACGGTACCATTGAACATGTATTACAAATCGCTTGTCGAGATTCTTGCGGCTGGTCTGGTCTTCTAAAAGACCACGAACAGCATCTTAAAAACTGCTCCAAAGTACAAATAACATGCCCCTGGCCAGATTGTGTCTTTGAAGGAACGTATCTCCAAGTAGAGCAACATGCACTCGACGCAAATTTCCATTTTAAGATGCTACAGGAACTTAAGCTGCAACAGGAGTTTAGTAACAAGAACAAACGTCGTTTTATGGTACTACCAAAGTCCTATAAAAAACCGAAAACGTCAAATTCATCTTCTTCTATTGATGATCATGATATTTTAGCGGACTCAGACTCTGACAATTAGCCATGTTTTTGATACTTTTAATTATGATTGAACGTTACGAAATAAATTTGTTAGTACTAACCTCAAACCATCAAGATGTAGTGTACTAGTATAAACTTAAAAACAATTTTCAGTACATGTACTAAAACATCACGCGCTTCTATGATATTTAAGCAATTACATTTCTCTTCTTAGTAGTAGTAGCAGCAATTTTTCTTAACTTTTGTCTCGATTGCCTTGGTTTTCTTGGGTTCTGTTGTCGCACGAGTTCTTTTAGGTGTCTTGGGTTCCTTGATTTGTGTTTTTT